TTGTGTATCTGCGTGCTCGGATTTTTGGTTTCGATGAGTGTGTTATCAACAGAATCAATAGCAGTTGCAGCGACCCTGATTACATTGGTCGTCACTCAGCTTTCATCTATCCTGAAGACCGTGGTAGATACAAAAGAGCCGAAAGACCCAGTAGAACTCATGTCTGAGATTGTGCACGTAACCTTAGGTAATGGGGAAAAGGAACAAGAGTAGATTTGCGTTTCTGGTATCCCTGATTTTAATTTTATTTTTTCTCTCTAATTGTGATTGGGGGAAGGTAAACAAAATTCAGGGACCTCGCATAATTGTGCTCTGAGCACCTAAATAATTATATGGCACGAAGAAGACCAAACAAAGGCGACGTCGTTATGGGGTTGAATGGGTATAATTTTAAATATGGCTACAACCCAGAGAAGACTGGCAATCCAGATACACGACCTAGAGTAGGAAACGTTACACAGCGTTCGGGTCCTACTAATGCAGTTGAGGAGATGGGAAAATATGCCGTTCCTCTTATAGCAGATAAATTGGTAGTAGCCGATTCCTTTCAGAACCCTCAAGATGGTAAGTCTATGATGAAGCCGAACATGCATGCTTTTATACAGTGGCTTAACCTAGATTGGACTCAACTCCAATTTAAAAAGATATCGCGAAACTTAAAGAAGTACTTTGTGACGACACAACTTCCTTTTGACGTTGATACATTGTATGTTGTATATTATTTAAAAATGAATACTAGAGAATACCCCGAATTTATAGGTACGACAGTATCCTTCGCGGTTCCTGTAAAAGGTCCCGGACCAAATTGGTTTGAAATGAACGTAAAAGGAGGTGACGTTTAATGACTGTTGTCTCAAACGCGCAAGGGTGTGGAAGTATGGCTGTGTCTGGATGGCTTACCGAGCTCATTATTACAGGTAAGTCCTGGAAGGAGGATATTCATGACGTACTCGACCCCATAGAGGATATAGGTAAGGATTTCCGCGAAGGTTTTGAAGAGGTAGGCGGGGGGATAGAGGACATTTTGGACGAAGAACTCTTTACACCGAAGGAATATCACGACATAATATTTGAGGAGGGAAGCGTTGCCGCCGATACGATGAACAGAGGTATCGACAGTCTCCCTACAACTTTAGGGGAGGCAGGTGCCAAGGACGTATTGACGGGTGCAAAAACCGGAGCAGACGCTCTGAAGGATATCGTAATTGATGCTGGCGACGCGATGCTTGGTGGTCTTGCAGAGGAGCTTGAGAAAGGGGTAGACGAAGCGTTGCCGAGCGGTTGGGATGTTGGAGTTCGTGCTGGGTGGAAAGATTGGTCGAAAGCATACGCGGAGCTTACTCTCAGGTACGACTGGGATGTATGTAAGCCTCAAGACCTGGAAATAGGAGGCGAACAGTTCAAATGGCACAACACGGTTTATGTCCGGGGAGGTGCGGGGTATAGTTGGTATGATGGTCTTTATGCAGATGCTGCTGCTGGCGCTCAATCGGAACTTGTCCACCAAGATAGCGGAGTGGGCGGTTTCGTCGGTTGGGAGCAGAACTTCGATGGAAGCAATACTACTACCGGAGGTTTTAGTATTGATTTTGGGGCGCGCAGATAAACCAAGTAGGTGATTATGGGAAAACAATTTAAAGCAAACGAAAAGAGGTTAGTTCCTCAACCTCCTTCCAAAAGTGGAAGTATGAGGATGTTCGACCTGGATAACCCGGATATCGACCTATTCAATATGATTGACGATGAGCTTATCCGTATGTCGGGCTCTGAGCTTCTTATCTATAAATACCAAGTTGATGAAAACTTTGACGACATCTATGGAGAGAATCGTCTGAAGGCAATCGACCCCGAAGCTATTCTGGTTGAAGGTCATTACGACCCGCGCGCTTTTGAGGAAAACTTGACTGAGTTTGGTATAGAGATGACCAACGACCAATTGTTCACTTTTAATAAGTCGTATATCGAAGCCAAACTCGGGCGTCCTTTAATAGCAGGTGATGTTATCCAACCACGTTTTCAGAATGTGTACTACGATGTGTACGAGGTCCAACAGGATTCCTTTGAGGTATACGGAGTGTACCACTTAGTAGCATCAGCTAGAGTTCTTCGTGACAAGCCTGAAATCCTTAAAGATTCAGGGGGTCAAGCAGAGGCTGATATCTACGACCCTAAGGAGTTTAGTTAGCCTAACTAGGCTTAGTGGGTATTGAGCTTTGCTCAGGTTCCCCCACCCTTCTTCTTATGAGGGTGTAACTTACCGTGAATGCGTTTCTTACGTTTAGATAATTTTTCTTTATCCTCGTCAACAGAAGGTGACATACCGTCCCAGCCCGCTGCATCTCCTGCCGCTAGGCTTCCTTGCCCATAAACTTCTTCATCCATGCTCTTAGGGTCTAAGTAACCCCCTTCTGGCTCGACGCACATCTTGGCTAGGTCATATAGAGTCAATTCATCGAGTTGACCGTCATTAGCTTTCTTTCTCTTAACCATGCCACCTGCGAGCCAAGCTCTGTCTTTGCTCTTTAGTTTCCAGGCGTTATTGAAGTCTAGCCCGAAAGCCCCTTTAGGAGCTCCCTGGATGACGCGGTCCTCTTCGAGACTCCGTTTACCCGTTGAGGATACTTTGCCTCTAGGAATGGCGTTTACGCGGCTCTCTGTCTTACGTGCTTTATCAAGCGCAATAGCGACAGCTTGTTTTTGTGGGTAGGCTTCCCCCTTCAATTTCTTAATATTAGAAGAGACGACCTTATTCGAAGAACCAGACTTAAGGGGCACTATAGCTTCTCCGCAGCCCTCATCCGCTGGCTCATCTCTGACCCAGAATCGTTTGCGACTGTAGAGGCTGTACCTCTCTTGATAGGCTTACCTGCTTGCGCGCGGGCGCGTGCCTGACGTACTGGTTTAGGTGTAGACGACTCGGTCTTCCCCTTACCATCATCACCTGTTGGGCGAAGTTTACTTCTCCAGTCATCGCGTTGCTTTTTTAGCTTAGCTTGTTGGTCCGGAGTCAGTGTCTTGTTTGCCAATTCTTGTGAGTGAGGACCTACGTTTAGATTACCCTCGTTCTTATTTCTCTTAGCCATCTTCTTAAAAGTTTTAGCTAAAGCCTTGGCTCTGCCCGTACACCCGGGCTTAGTAATTGGAGTGCACTTTCCTTCTGTACCACGACGTTCGATATCTTTTTCAGCACCTTGAATCCAGTTATCGTCTTTAGCTTCATTTTTAGCTTTAATACTGTCATCACGCTTCTTAGCCATCTTCTTAAAAGTTTTAGCTAGAGCCTTAGCTTTACCTGTACAGCCGGGCTTGGTAATGGGAGTGCACTTACCCTTAGTACCGCGACGTTCAATATCGTCTTCCGCGCCTTGAATCCAATCCTTATCTTTAGCATCGGTTAGGTCGAATGGACCCCCCACCTGAACGGATGCCTTTGTAGCGCGCTTAGGGGAGTTTGTAGTAGAAAGCGATGCTTGCGGAGGTCTATTTGAAGCCAGGTCCCGTGGGTCTGGTACTTCATCTTCCTTCAATTTCTTTCTGCGCGCAGCTTCCTTAGCTGATGCGGGAGTACCACCTTTGATGCCTAGTTTAGCATACCCTTTAACTTTATTTTCAAATAGTCTGTCTGATACCATTGGGTACAGCTTAGGTTCAGGGGGGAGCACCATTCGTGCTTCTGTGAGTTTTCCTACTTTCTTCATAACTTTATATACTACCACAAGCCGAAGTAACATATATAATTATGTAAACTAAAACTATGGCACCAATCCCAGCACCTTCTCCTACTGCACTTACTGGCTACTCTGCTCCCTACGCGGCGGCTGGTGGCGGTAATCAATTTCAAGCCAGCGGCTCTTGCTCAGGAACTGCTTGGACTCACACCCAAGACATTCTTATCTTTTATAAACTAGTAACGATGCCACAGAATGCCGGTACTTGGCTTCCTTCGACTACAGATGTGAGTGCTTTAGAACTTACGATTATGGGAAATGCAGGGAATTCCTTATCTTTCTTCGCTACCAGCTCTGTATCCGGTGCAAGCGGGTGTTCAACTGCTGCTGATGCAAGGCAAGCTCATGTATTAACCATGTCTTCGACTACTACCGCAACTGGTATGGGTACTCAGGGCTCGATTTACACTTTATCTGCAGGGTATGAAAGACGATGGGCTCAAGCAGGAGATTCTAGCAAAACGTCTAGTCGTTACATGACGAATGCTTTATTCCGGGTTGATGGTCTACCAGTTGGGTGGTGGGCAAACGCCACATTATCCAATAACGTAGCACGTCAGATTATTGCAAGAGCAGTTAATGGAGGTCTTCGTTATAGCAATGATGGANAGACTCCTCCTCTCACGGCTCCTGCTTGGCCATTAATGGACTTCAGTTTAATGGACGTCTAACCTAACAAGACAATATAAAAAACCCAGGGAGCTTTCACTTCCTGGGTTTAGTCTTTTTACGGGGACCATCCCAAAGAGCAAATATATATTTAACCGAATAGCATAACAGATTCAGCCTCTTTAGCTTTTGGAACAGTTACGCTTAGTAACCCATCCGCAAAAGACACTTTAGCTTTCTTTGTATCATATTGCTCATCAACTTTTAGAGAGAAATCTACATCTTTACCACTAATTCCGTGGTGGAGAAGCATGTGAGCTTTTAGAGATTCTTCTTTGGCAGCACGAACGGTAAAAGAATTTACCCCTCCGATAACCTTAACCTCTTTTTCCTTATACCCTGCGAGAGCAAACTCAAAGTGTAGTGAGTTTTGGTCTTCCGACAGGTAGCAGTTGCTAACCGGGTATTTTGGCATTCTGCAAGTATCTTTTACTTGCTGCGGGTGTAGATGAGAGTTCGGTTCGAAATCTCCTTGTAACTCACTAAAGAGCTTATCAAAATGTGTAAAGTAATGATTCATAGTTTTTATTCCTCCTTTCGGCAGGTGTTAGAAGACTTATTATTTTATTTGTTACGTCCTCTGTTTTATGGAGGGTTTTATCCACCCCATCGATTTCGACAATCAGGGAATATCCTGATTTGCCTAGTGTAGCTTTATATAGGGATGTACATTGCCGCATTAACTTTGCGTAGCGGGCTTGCCCTTCCTTTAGCTTCTCTCTAATTATAGTCTTGTACGGCGTCATCTGAAGGTATACTTTCTGGGAATCTACAATGTAGACAACTTGCCCCTCTACGAAGGCTGCGATATTTCCGTGACGGACTTTAGCACTGTCTATCCCTTGGACGCTAGATAATAACAGGCAGGTAATTAAGAGGAGTTTATGAATCATATTAAAAAAAATGCTAGGGTTGCGTTATTGGGAGAAAATTATTTCCCTCCCATGAACCGGTCACACGTCTCTAACGCGAGAGGTGTGGGACTTCAACGAGTTATGGAGGCTATTCTCCACCATCAACCAGCTGTTATGTATATATGTCCTACAAAGGGAGTAAACATTAACCTACTTCCTTTGGTTATGCTGAATAAAATACCCTTTCGACTGGTTTTTCCTTCAAAATCTTTTTTCTCTACTCTCACCGAAGATGAAAAATGTATTTTAGATGTAGCTTGTGTTAATGCAGACAAAGTAATTATTCTCTCTCAACACAAGTGCGACCCTCTGAGGTGGTCTGAAGATTGGTTTGTGGCTAGTCAGAAAGCGGTCAATAATTCGGACTGGGTTCTAATTGCTTCCAATACTGAAGAGGTGACAGAGAGTTTTTCCAGTCTTCTAACGAAGTTCGAGGGAAATCCTAAGCCTGTTTTGGCAGTTGACTTTGGGCTGGAAGCTCAATATCAATAAGCTTAGAACCGTTCTTCTGAATAAACGCTTTGCGGTTCACATCCCACTCCTCGTTCAACGCACCATCACCTTGTGAGTAATGTAAGATAGGAAGAGGAATCACTTTATTTTTACGTCCCTTAGCTTGGGCTTGATACGTGTAGTAGATATCGTAAAAATCCCACTTCCCAGCAAAGTCTTNCGGCATCTTAGTGCTAATGTTATGAAGGGTTGCNCCTGTGGTTATTAAAAACAGACCGTCTAACACTTCCACCTCCCCGAAACCCCCGTAGTAAGTGGGAAAGCAATTATCTAAACTGGACCCATGAAACACCATTCCTTGTAGAAAGGAGTCCGGCATAGGGTACTCNCGACCTAGACCATGCCACCAACAAGCGGTTTTGTTTAGTTTCTTAGCTCCAGCGATTCCAAGGAACCCAGTTTTATCGGTAAGGTTGTCATCAATAAGTCTATTAAAGACTTCAGTAGAAGCTAAAATCTCAATATCATCATGGCACATAACAACTTTATCTTTAGCCATTAAATTATATTTTTTTATTCCATAAGTATATGCGTCAAAAATAGAATCTTTTATGATATAATAAACTTCCCACCCTGCCTTTTCCAAAAAGGTCTTTATGGGGCGTTCCTTCTCCTCACGAGTAGGGATAAGTGCAATTTTCCTCATGCTATATAATAGTGTTAATTTATGAAACCTGACGAATTAAAAATCGAAATTGAAAAGTGTCGTGCTGACGCCACATATTTCATCAAAAATTACGTGTACATCACTCATCCCGTGCGCGGGCGCGTGAAGTTTGACCTCTATCGATTTCAAGAAAGGATTGTAAACGAATTTGGTTCTCATCGTTTTAACCTGATGCGTAAGTTCCGTCAGGCTGGTGCAACCACCATCTGTGCAGCATACGCTTTATGGTATATAATTTTCCACGAGGACAAGAACGTAATGGTAGTTTCTATTGGTGACCGTGAGTCTAGGGACTTCTTGGACCGTGCAGTCAGTATGTATGACGATTTACCTAATTGGCTACAACCACAGGAGATAGAGAGAAATAAGCACGTTATTAAACTCTCTACAGGAAGTAAGATAAAATCCCAACCAGCTGGCGCTGGACGAGGGGAAGCAGTTTCCCTTCTCATTGTGGACGAAGCTGCGTTTATTGATAAGATGACCGAGTTTTGGATGGCTATCTACCCTACTATTTCGACAGGCGGCTCTGCCTTTATTCTTTCTACTGTTAACGGTATGGCGAACCTATACTATGAACTCTACCATGATGCTGAGTTAGGAAAAAATAATTTTAACACCATTGATATTCATTGGAGGGAGCACCCTGAGTACACAGAACAGTGGGCTGAGGAAACCCGGAGCAATGTGGGGGAGAGAGCTTGGCTCCAAGAGTATGAAGGAGAATTCCTAGGAACCGGTGAAACCTTTATTGACGGGGGTACCCTCCAAAAGGTTAAAGCTCAATGTTCCGAGGAGTTCTATAAAAAGCACTACAATATGATGAGAGTATGGGAAGAACCTCAACCCTATCACACATACCTAATAGCTGCGGACTCCTCTTTTGGTCGGGACCGAGATTACTCAGCATTCCATATCATTAATCTTTATAACGGTACCCAAGTAGCCGAATTCTACAGTAACCGAATTGGGCTTAATGACTTCGCTAAAGTTATATCTGAGGAAGGGATGAAGTATAATACAGCTTTTGTATGCCCCGAAAGAAATGGTTTAGGGCTTGCACTCATCGAACAGCTATTTGAGTTTCACGAATATGAAAATATGTGGACAGATATAAAAGGAGAGATGGGATATCTTGTGAACAACAAAAATAGAGACCAAATTTTGAACAATTTACAAGAGAATTTGAAAACTTCCAAAATAAAAGTGAATTCGGAGAGAAGTTTTAAGGAGTTAACTACTTTTATAATAAGTAAGACTGGTAAAATCCAAGCAGAAGATGGATTTGCTGATGACTTAGTGATGAGTATGGCAATCGGTGCCACCGTAATGGGTGATATCGTATCTAAAAGCCCAATTCCTCTTGTAAAAGGGGATTTGGTAGAACCTGGGGGAAAAGATTTAGCTTCTGCTGGGTTCTCAAGGGGTACATATAATAAGGACCAAGAATTAGAAAACTATAGAAAATGGATTTAAACGACAATAATAAAGATGAGCCTCTAGACGAAAATCTAGATGAGAATGCTGGGTATACCTCATTCCCGGGCGCTAACACATTCGGACAGGGTAGCCCTCTATCCGGTAGATTTGCTGCATTCTTCAAATCTTTTTTTACAACCAAAAAGAAGCCAGGTAGACCGCCTGCCCAAAACCCTTACCGTGGTGATGTTGTAAAAAATGCCGATGGTGAGGCGGACGGAGCGATACAAGGGTCCATAAATGTTGTAAAAGGGGCTACCTCTCTCCCTCAAATAGAGTATGAACGTCGGCGCAGATACCAAGATTACGAGAAGATGGATGAGTATCCTGAAATCGGCGCTGCATTAGATATCTACGCAGATGATGCTACCCAAACTCATCTTGACGGGGACATGCTTTCAGTCGAAACGGAAGACGAAAGAGTTAAGGATGCTGTAGAACAGTTTGTAGCGGAGACTGACCTAGACAAATACTTATGGGATATTATGCGTAACATGTGTAAGTACGGCGACTGTTTTGTTGAAAACATCGTAGACATGAATAACCCAGACGCAGGTATTCAACGTCTCAAAATTCTAAACCCGGTATTCATTTTCCGCCGTGAGGATAGATTCGGATACCTTAAAGGGTTTATCCAGGAAGTACCTCAAAGCACCACGCAAGCGCAACAATACCAAGGAGCTAAACTTGATAAGAAAAACACTATTCAAATTGACCGCAATCAGCTTATCCATTTTAGGTTGCATACTTCTGATTCTAACTATTACCCTTACGGCAAGTCTATTTGTGCTCCTGGTGTGCGCTCTTGGAAGTCTTTAAGGATGATGGAAGACGCGATGCTCATCTACCGTCTTCACAGAGCCCCTGAACGCCGTATCTTCTATATTGATACAGGTAACCTCCCTCAGACTAAGGTCGAGATGTTTATGGAACGTATTAAGGCTAAGTTTAAGAAGGAGAAATTCTTTAATAACGAAAGCGGTAATGCTGACGAAAGGTACAACCCGTTATCCGCGGAGGAAGACTTCTTCGTCCCTATGAAGAATGGACAAGGTACTAAAATCGAAACTCTACCAGGGGCACAAAACCTGGGAGAGATTGACGACGTACGCTACTTCCGTGATAAGGTTCTTGCTTCTATGAAGATTCCTAAAGATTTCATTGTGGAAAAGGACAAGTCCCCGGAACGGAAAGCTAACCTATCTCAGCTCGACGCTAAATTTGCTAAAGCGGTTATGCGCGTACAACGGGATACTGAAGTATGTTTAGAGACGCTTATTAAACGTCACTTGGAGTTACGCCAATTTCCTAAGGCACTAATTAACCCCATCAAAATTAAACTAGCTCCACCTTCCGACCTAAGTGAGAAGAGAAAGTTAGAGTTAGCAGAACAGAAGACCCGCGTCGTACAGGCTGTAAAAGGGTTAATGCTTTTCTCTGATAAACACATCTACAAGAATTACTACCAGTTGAACGATATGGAAATCGAGCAATTGGAAACAGAATTAGCAGCGCAAGCCGCAGCACAAGCGCCGCCTCCTGGACAAGAGGGAGCGGGTATGCCTCCAGAAGGAGGAGCTCCTCAACCAGAACCTGGTGAATAAAACCAAAAAGAGTAACACTTACAACTCTATATAAAATAAGAACTATGAATATAAAAAATCTATTTGTGTCCCGTGACAAGAACTTTGCCCGAATTACCGAGGCAGGAGACTATCTAGGTCGTCGTCTAAGAGAGAACCTCGTTATCTTTGATATCGATGACTCTAAAAGCAATGTCATTTATGTGACCGAAAGTAATCACTTGATTTCATGTGATTACAAAGAGGTAAAGGGGCGTCTAACTTTGGATAACTTCCAAGTTGAGGATTTGGAGACTATTACCTCCGACCAAGCAATCGATGACCGAGTTGAGGGAGATGTCCATAAATTTATGGAGTCCCTTGTAGCAGACCGTTACGACAATGCCGAGATTAACTTCGACAAGATTGTTGAATCTTTCTCTATGAGAGCGAAAATCGGCAACAGCCGCAAGAAGCTTTCTAAGAGACTTGATAGATTTAATGAGTCGTATAACATCTTTGACACTAAGGCATATAAGAAATTTAACGAGGCACTGCCCCTTCTTAAAAAGTTCTTAGAAGAGAATGTCGATACTCTTTCCTCTAACCCTAAGTTGGTCGAAGGTCTTCGTCTTTCTAAAGTAGTAGGAGATACCTATGACCTACCGAGACTCGATATTAACAACCTTAAGGAAGAATTCGTCGTTGTTCCTTCTAATTCTAAGAGGACTCTCTACGAAATGGTTTGCGACAAAGAGTTGGTCCGGAAGGAGTTGCTGGAAGCTAAGGAGTCCTTCTCTAGAATGTGGCACCACAACGACCACATTGCTTCTTTGGCTTCGAAAATCTACGCTACAGATACAGTGATTAAAAGTTCATTAAAGGAAGCTGTCGCAGCTGTCCCTTATCTTGCGCTATCAAATAAAGTGGACCTAACTGGTCTTATGGACTCTACGTTCCAAGTAAGCAACCCAAGTACTATACCTCAAAAAGATATTCGTGAGTTTGTCAACAAAATTTACGAGTTCAAAAAGCCTATAAAGACTATTGTCCTTGAAGCCCTAAACTCCAAGTATGGCATAAACGTGCAAAGCCTTCGTTTTATCCCTTCTTTTAAAGGGTTGGCAGAAGTTCAGTCCGAGGTTCTAGATATGATTGCTGAGAATTGTGAAGAGGGTATCCTTGCGGATGTTCTTAAAGAGTTCGCAGTTTGTATGTCCCGTAAAGGTGGTGTGCAGGTTCTGGATATCTCAAACACATTGTCCCAAATAATGACAGAATCAAATTTCCATATCGTAGATATTGACGAGGACTTTCATATGAAGAAGCTTTCTGATTACCTTACCCACAATTTAGGTGAGGCTCAATACTACGGAGATGATGACGCTATGTCTAACTCTGGGGGTAATGCTGGCGAAGGTGAAGACGATGATAGCGAAGACGTCAAAGGCAAGAAGAAGAAGAAAGGCAAGAAAGACAAGGACTGGGGTGGCAACAAAGGCGATATCAAAGCCAAGGACCGCAAGAAGGATGACGACAGCAAGATGAAGGCTGACGAAAAGGGGGATGTTGATGATAACAAGAGTGACCTACCCGGAAACCAAGACAAGCTGGATAAGGACAAAGATGGCGACATCGATGCTAAAGACCTAAAGAAACTTCGTAAAGAAGGTGTGGAAGCTGTAGCAGAAGAAACCGAGGAGGAAGCTCCGGCTGAACCTACCGAAGAGGATGATGACGCAGCAGCGGAAGAAGAGCAAGCCTCTCAAACCGAAGATGGTGCTAATAACAGTGAATGGAGAGACTTAGTCACTTCTTTAGAAGATGTAACTAAGAAAATCGACCTGAACTTTGATGACGAGACTGAGGAAGAAGAAGAGCAAGATGCGGAAGCGGGTGAAGGTGAAGAACCTACTCCTCCACAAGATAGCCCTGCTTAGTCCAGTTAATAACGTTATCTACAAAGCTAGAACGCAGTACAAGGAGCTCGGATATTAAGTTATCCAGCTCCTTTATTGTTTGTACGTTGATAGTTTTACCTGGTTCCTTCATCTGAGTAAGGGTTTGGATTAGCATGTTTAGACGTTCCACCGTTTGGGGTGTGAATTCATTTAATTTCTTTTCTTCTTCTTTTTTATTTTTCATTTTTTAATCTCCATTCCTAGGGATTCGTAGGATTTAATCCTCTCTTTAGCGTGTTTTTCTAAATATGGTGCTCTGTCAAAGAAATCATAGATAAAAACACGCTTCTTGGTCTTGTGAATTCGTAAAGCGCGACCTAGGGCTTGTAAAGTAGCAATCTCAGACTTCAACCCACGGGCATTAATGAGGTGAGTAATCTCCGGGATGTCAATACCGGTCTGCATAATGGTTGTGCCTATCAAAACTGAGATTTTATCGTCCTTAAATGCGTCAATAGTCTTTTTTCGAGCGGTTAGGTCATCTTTTCCTTCTAATTTGAAGGAGTTAGGGATGCGCGAATGTAAAATCTCAGCATGTTTAAGGTCTTTAACTATTATAAGGGTTCTCGATTGTTTTTGTTGTATCTTTTCTACTAATTCTACAATAATATCGTTGCGCATGTCATTCTCAGTAACAAATTTTTCGTACACTTCTCGGTAGGAGAGCTCGGTATCTTCCACTGTCCCTGTATCCTTTACCGGAATTATCTGGATAACAGGTTTGGTCAGGAAACCATCATCAATAAGACCTTTTGCGCTTACCTCCTCAAGTATATTACCTAGACCGGAGATGAGGTTTAGTCTGCTCATCGGGTCTCGTGGTACGGTAGCGGTCATACCAATTCTGTAAGCCGCGTTAGGGAAAGACTTTATGACCTTAGTAGCAATCTTTCCTTTGGCAAATTCATGAACCTCGTCAAAGATAATGAAGTCGGACTGTTTTAGATGGGAATCGATAACTTTATCTATGGACTGAACAGTACACAAGGTCATAGGTTTAAGAATAACCCCGTCTCCAAAAGCGAGACCTACATCAATACCCCACTCTCTAAGTTCATCGTACGTCTGTTTAAGTAGCTGCTTCTTTGTGAAGAAGATAAGACCAGTCTTTCCTTCTAGAGCTTTAAGTATCCCTCCAAGAATAAGGGTCTTACCCGCGCCCGTGGGAGCTTTAACAATACACCCTTTAGCCTTTAAAGCCTTCCTAATCATCGATTCCTGATAATCACGTAAGATTACCCCCGGTAAGGAGATATCGTCAGAGTGGGTAGCTGTCCGCAAATCCTCTATTTCGTAGTCCATACCTAAATAAGTGAGGTCTTCCTCTATATGGGATAAAAGACCAGTCCCAAACTTCCCTGTTTTATCAGAGAAGAAATATTTCTCTCCATTCCAGCCTCCTTTTTTATAGGCAGCGGAGTAATTATAGCCCGGGACTTTCGCGCTATATTTCTTTTTTAGAGTTATTAAAAGCTTTTTATTACTTGTTTTTAGAAAAGAAACATTATTTTCAACAATAATTTTTAGCATCTTACTATTATAGTACAATAGCTACAAACTATTTAAATTAAACATGTCAAATCCAGAAAAAGAAAAAAGTCTTATTGAGCTCGCAAGAGAACACATTGAAGAAATAGGTGCGAAGCCAGAAGAGGGTGTAGATATCCCGGAGGCTCCAGTAGCCACTCGTCCTTCCCAGGACTCCGTAAAACCTATCCAGAAGAAACCAGACGCGGGGGAAGCCCCTGTAACTAAGGAACATTTTGATGGTAAACTTTCAGATGCAGTAGCGGACCTTCTCTCGAACGTAACCGCATCTCAGGATTGGAGAGCATTAAAACTTCCTTCAAGAGGTTTGGCTTACGTAAACTGTGATGAAAGTATTATGATTAAACCATTTACGTTCGCTCAGGAACGCAAGTTACGCGGTATTAAAAATAGTTCCCATGGAGTAAAGGTTATTAACATGTTAATTGAAGACTGTGTCCAAGGCTTGGACTACACCTCGATGACGCTAGAGGATAAAAATTACATTTTATTTAAACTGCGAGAGATTTCTTACGGGGATGAATATATGGTTCAAGCAGAGTGCACAGAATGTGAGCATTCTAACATGCTAACAGTCAATATTTCGGAAGTTCCGGTTATTTATGCAGAAGACGGCTACGAAGAACCTATTACAATCACTCTACCTGACACTAGCCAAGAGGTTACGTACATAACTCCTAGATGTAAAGATGAGCGCTACTTCAACAATGCTGAAATGCTAATTGATAACTTGTGGAGATTCGCTTTGTCTGTAGGAAAGTACAGTGAGAAGAAAGTAATTAAAGGATTTTTCGAAGCTACTACAGTTAGAGATTTAGCGTTCTTCCGCGAAGCTATTACTAAAAACAACTACGGTATGAACAAATCAATGTCCTACGAGTGCGCCAATTGTGGTGAGGTAACAGAAAGTTTGATTCCATTTACAGAATCTTTTTTCTCAGTGAGCTAGACGCACGAATCTCTGCTCTAGCCGAAGAAGCTTATTTTTTAGTAAAACACGCGAGATTCAGCTACCATGATATAATGCTTATGCCTGCTATAGAGAGGGATGAGTTTATGAAGCTATTAATTGACGAGAATCAAAGAGAAAAAGAGTCGTATGAGTCCCTAAATAAGTAAGAGATGACTAAATTCAACGGCGTTACTGTAATTCAGAGAGGCAATAGACCTTCCCCTATCATTCCAGCCAAGCTGGATTTCTACAATTATATTGCGGGAGAGCTAAGCAACCCTTTCCAGGTGTGCTCGGTACATGTCTTCCCTAACACCGCTTTTGGTACGGCATCGCCTTATGTAAACCAAACCCCAGGCGACGCAGACTACGGTCTAGTTAGCGCGACAACCACGAACATGCTGTTCCATAACTATGAAAGGAACAGTGTTGGTGATAGAATAGGATTCGATGCCGGTATGGATGCGATGGCAGAGGAGAATGACTATACAGGAGACTTACGTTATAGCGCATCTTCTATTTTTAAGGAGGAGGTAGGTCATTTCTCTGTTATTCTTCAACCTAGTGGTGTATACTTCCCAACTAGCGCTGCACCAACGTGGGACCCGAGGTATAACAACTCTGCGTCCGCCACAGGTGGGTATATTGATATTTGGACGGTTGTCCATACAGAAGGTTCTAGAGCACAGATTTATGTAAACACTTTCGGCATGGATACTGCGAACACTTTTGCGGTAACAGAACCTTTGGAAGTTACAACCACGAACAAATTAATTCAACGGTATGTACACCTAGGAAGTAAGAAGAGGCTCCAGATTCAAACTGAAATAGTCGTGGACAACGAGCCAATCAAAGCAGACCTACGTAACCTTATGGAAACAGGTTCCTTACTAACGAATCCTGAAATAAGTATCACCAAGCTGAACGAGAGTCCAATTTTAACAGCGCGAGTTGAGACTACAGGGGACACAGTTGCTGACATCGGCGGGTTTACCTCAGAGGGGGTAGCTATTGATAGTCAGGGAACTATAAGCTATGTATGGGATACGAACACTATCGCCCCTTTCTATACTAATGAGACGCTTGGGGGAGCCATGGGAGTTTATGAAGTAGCTGTAAGGTATGATGTAGCAGGAGAAACCATCGTCAGTCCTAGATTTAAGTTAATAGCGCGGTAGCGTCTAGCTCCCAATCAGCTTTAAAGATATTGGTCAGCACATACGCTTCAAAATCCTTACGGTTAGAGGCTACCCAGAAGTCGTTCCAGTCCTTATGCTCCTTGGGAGGGACCAGTGAGTAGATGTCCGTAGTTCTTTGTGCTAACATTCTCTTACGAGCCTCATAGAAGCCGTCTCTGCCACTTTCGTCGTTGTCATAGGCGAGGATTACCTTTTTACCTCTAAGCTCCTTAGCTTGGATTGTAGACATCTTACAGCCTTGCGTACACGTAGCATTAAACCCAGCCGCGCGCAAAGACATAGCATCTAAAGGACCCTCCGTTACGATGACATATTCCTTGGATTTGTCATAGGGATACAAAATCTCTGAGGTCTTGATTCCGTAAAGACCTTTACTTGGGTTTAAGTACTTAGGGTCGCGATTACTGAGAGTTCGTGCTTGAAAGTAGAACGTCTCGCCCTTTTCTGTCAAGTAAGGGATAATAATTCGTTGGAAATATCGACCGGTACGTCCCACAAAAAATTTAAAAGAGGATAACTTGCGCTCCACTGCGAACTTAGATGCAAGACGCTTGAGGGTACTCAGTGAATTGATATCAGATTTAGGGTTCACCTCTAACCACTCTTTACTATCCTCGTCAATCGTACGAGTAACCTCAATCGCTTTGTTTTCTACATTAAGGGTAGAAACATCAAACAAATCAGCGCCCGAATCAAAAGCTTTTCTCTTCATAAAGTTTCGGGCTGCTGAATAAGGGACATTCTCAATATGAGAGACGAGATGGATAAGATTTCCTTTTTCCCCAGATTTGAAATCAGTCCACAGCCCCGTATCAAGGTTGACATACAATTTCTGTTTAGTATCATCGGTAAAAATTGAGTTTATTCGGAATTCCCTACCCGCTTGCTGAGACTCGGGAAAGTGTTCAGCGAGGTAGGTCTTGATAATAGAAGCGGGGACAAACATCAGCTATATAATAGTAGCACACACCCCTAAAAAACCCCGCTATTACTAAGAAAAAATCGCTATAATAACTAACAAGGACTAAAATTATGTTTATAAATAAAGTATCCCCAAGCAAGATAAAGGTTTACGACGAGTGCAAGCTGAAGTACAAATTTAAGTACGTTGACTACTTACCTGAGAAATCTACCAATACAGATGCCTTGCAATTTGGTTCTTATATCCACAAGATTTTTGAGGACGGGGTAGGAAGCACTACCACCGAGGAACTTAATGAGATTGCAGATATTCTACGCCCAAACTACAAATTTGATAAGCAACGTGCAGCTAAAATAGATATTTGTATAGAGAACTTTCTTGTTTTTAATAATTCTCTTTCTTCGTGCGAACAAGTTTCCACGGAGCAATTCTTTGCAGTAGACCTTAAGCAAGGATATGCAGTAAACGGAATCATCGACCGGGTGGTAAAAAACAAGGACGGCGGTTACTTAGTAATTGACTACAAAACCAGTAAGAGAGCTTCCACCAAACGAGACTTGTTTAACGACCCTCAAATGCTCTTATACGCTTACGCTGTCTCAGTCCTTTATTCAGTCCCTATTGGGTCTATTACTTTGTCGCACTACTACCCCCACATGGATAAATTGGTTCATGTTAAATTTACTGAAGCCCATGTACTAATGTATATGAAGAAGCTGACACAGAAAATTTGGGAGATTAGGAAGAAAAAAAAGGGTGACTTCTTTCCGCAAATGAACCAGTATTGTGACTGGTGTGGTTATAAGGATATGTGCCCTAAGCTAAACCCAACAAGCCACTTAGCTGAGTATAACGAAGCACTTAAAAATAAGAAGCCTAGAAAAGCTAGAAAGTAGCGCTTTCTTTCATTACAAAATACTTAGGGTCTTCATAGATTAGAGGATAGTAATCCTCAATGCTGACCAATTCAAAGAAGTTCCTTACTTCCTTTATGCTGTATTTATGTTTTTTAGTATAAGCTGAAACAAGGGTAGATAACTTAAGCGGTCTTTGTGTTTCTAAAGACTTTAAGACTTTTTCTTGAAATATTTCAATAAAGTGTGTAGAAAACCTGTATCGCCATGTCTCTTTAAACTTTAAAGATAAACAGTAATTTACTTGTTCCATGAATTCGCTAAGACGTAAAGAATCATCCATAATTTATATTTTATATATAATATAGTAAACCCTACACCGGTTCTGACAGACAAAATGACAAAAATTTTTAAAACCTCGTTTTTGGGCACGACCAAGAAGCTTCCTACTCAGCATACAGTTAAAAAACTGCCGAGAAGGGTACCTGTAGGCTGTTTATACACCTTCTATTATAGGTCTAGAACAGCTACTGACCCCAACCCTTTTATTATTCTGATTTCTCCAAAATGGACCGCCAAAAAAGGAGGCACTTATTTTACCGGAGTCAATTTGAACGATTTCCCTTTAGATATGAAGTCCGCAATTATTAAAGAGTTTGGAAACCGTCCTGTAGGTTCTGTCACGTACCAGGAACTAAAATCCTTCTCAGAAGATGACCCCAGTTGCTGTGTTAGGACGTATAGCGTAAATAAAGTACGTGCCCTACATAAAGTAGAGGTTTAATATGGCTGACGAAAATCCCACACGCGCAGAACAGAAAATTATAGACTTGCTAACCAAAATAGCAGGTCCGGGGGATGCGGGCGATGATAAAAAAGAGCAGGCAGCTGATACTAAGCGTAGTCGGAAACGACATCTAAAAGCGTTAAGAGATAATGGCTTAGCCTTAGTTGGTTTATCCACTGGAATGTTCTCTTTGTCTAAGCTGGTAGGTAATCAGCTTGAGGCGAACAAATCATTAGCCCAATCCCTCGGGAAGACTGCTCAAGCATCAGAGGGAGTCACCGCAGTATCTAAAAGGTTTATTACAGGGCAACAAGGATTCGAACAAAAGATTAAACTTTTTGCAGATGCAGTTGAGCTGGGTATGTCCAACTTTGCAGATAAAACTCTACAATTTGGGATGCAGTTAAAGATTCTGGGTGTCCAAAATAAAACGGCGTTCCAACTTATAAGAGCTAATACCCAGGGTCTTGGTATGGTTGAGGAAGCATCCTTAATGCTTACTAACCAGCTGGTGTCGACTGCTGCTGAAAATAAAGATTCCATTTCCGGGCTTATCGATGCCATTAATGGTATGAAAGATGCTATGGTAGACACTACCGTAGAATTAGGTCCTAAGGCAGCACTAAATGCCCAGAAAATAGCAGCTATGATGTCTCAAAATAATTCTGAGCTCCAAGAATCGTCCGCCAAATTCGTTAAGTCTTTCCTAGCTGGAAGCGACGGTTACATGAAAGCCGCTAAAATGGGCGTTCAGTTCACTGGGCAGGAAAGTACTGCTGAGATGGCTCGTAAATTCGAAACCATCTTAGAGAAGATGAGTATGCTTCAGTCCGGAAGACAAGGAGCTGGTTCTCAGTTCCTCTTCGATGCCTTAGAAAGAAGCTTTGGTTTAAGTAGAGAGGACTTTAATCTTCAAACTCAAATCGGGACAAGTATAGAGGCGTTAAAAGAATCTAACGTACGGCAATTATCCAAGGCAAGCGCCACTATTAATTTCCAACAGCTGATGTTAAACTCTTTAGATGGGATTCAAACCATTATGCAAAAGCTTTTACAAGAAGTCACCAGAGAACTTACCGGCTGGAAAGACTGGATAACTAAAAACTGGAATGATATATGGGCTAACCCAAGCCGATACCTGAGGGTACTCAAGGATAGAGCATCAGCCTGGGCTGACAGAGAGTACCCATGGCTAAAAACTACGCTTTACGGCATTGGTATAGCTGTGAGCATCGGCTTGTTATCTAAATTGATGGCACCAATTAAATGGCTCTGGCGCATGCTCAGTGGAAGCAAACTTTTAAAAATGGCTGGGGGACTGTTTGGCGGAGGAGGAGGAGGAGGTATGAAGCAAGGTCTGTTGCCTGGTTTTGGGCGTATGGCTGAACCTTCTCGATGGTCTAAGATGATAGGAGGTTTGAGTAAATTAGGTCCGGGAATTAAGTCACTTGCGAAACGACTGCCAATTACAGGTGCGATTATTGGCACGGGCGCTGCTCTGATATCCGCGTACAAAGGTAACTGGGCAGACGCTGGTGTTCACTTAGCGTCCGGAGCCTTAACCTTCGCTGGTCCGGTGGGTGTGGCTGCAGGAATAGCACTGGAGTCGGGGTACCACATGACCGGTGCACGTGAAGCTATTATGGGTAACAGTCCAGATGCTTCCAAAATAGCGGCTGATACCGAAGAGGGGTTAGACGTTCAACGACAATCACTTGAAGTTCAAGAGCGAACGCTTGATTTCTTTGAGCGACAAGCACCGATAAGGGGGTGGACACACTAATGAACCAAACAGGATTTCAAAACGCGCTAGACTCCGGAACTGATGATTTCGGGTCTTGGTTTAACCCATCCAACCAAACTAGAGGGGAACTAAATTCACACCTGGGACCTGTTCAAAGGTTTCAGTTAAATCAAGCTTTGGAGAAACGGGGGGGACTTCGTTTCACTTATGCCCCCCTTCACGGTGACGATGGCGCTGGGGAATACAGCTACGCACATCAGAGAAAAGTATGGCTCCCTTTCTATGAAAACCCGTTAATATCGGAATCTAGAAAAGCTAATTACGCCAATAATAAAGTATTCCTAAGAAACGAGCCCATAAGGCTTTACACAGGTAGCGAGGCACGGAAATTTAAAGTTGATATTCACTATAGTCTTATTCATATGGCAGCTATGGTAGGAAGCCAAGACTTGACGGATATGTTTGGCGTAACGGAGGGTCAAGAAGCATACGATGACACCATGGCAATCGCGTCTTATCTTCATGACACTCTTTTGTCGGATACGGGAAGCAATGCCCAATTGGACGCCACCCAGGCTACCCAAGAAATGTATGACAGGTCCAATGTTCAAGATGGACCCTGGGGAGGAAATCGCTGGTGGAAAAATTCATCCGCAGCCTCTGAAGGTTCCAGGCTTTATTGGAATTTTGCCCTAATGTGGGTAATGCGCACCGGACCTACGTGGGTTAAACACCACCAGGTACTGCAAAAAGTAATAAATAATGTTCGCAGCGCTGTAATTAGTACCCGTCAAATGCCGGTAAAAGGACCCCCCATTGTGGAGCTCAAGTGGGGTACGATGTATAATTATACTCCGTGCATCGTAACGGATTATAAAATACAGCCAATAGAGAATGCTGGTTATGATACCAAATCACTTACCGCCCAAAGACTTAAAATATCTTTAACTTTAGAAGAGATGCGAAACGTGAATGGGAACCAGTGGGGAGACCCAACGATAGGCGGGGACCTCCCAGGATGGGATACTATTGCCAACTTGGGTACTATAGACCCCACGGCTGACCGCATTATTAACCTCGGCGCAGGTAAAACTATGCGCATCGACGCCCCCTCTCAAGGATTGGAGTTTTAATTATGGCATTAAATGGTGATAGGCAAAATATTTTTCAAGGAACGGTTATTTCTCATAGAGGAAAGACTATAACAGATATAGGACAATCAAAAGCGTATAGAAGTTTTGTAAATGCAATACAGGAACCTGGACAGGCTAAAGTTGCAGTGATTCCGAATACAATGGAAGGTCGTCCTGATTTACTAGCTTATGCAGCATACGGTAACGAGCTTTTGTGGTGGGTTATCGTAGAAGCGAATAATGTATACGATTACGAGGAAGACCTAAAAGCAGGGACCCAAATAATTATTCCACAGTTATAAAATGACAAAAACAGCCGCGTACAATGCTAACGAGGTTGCGGCAGTATACATGTCGCTTAACCGTAATGACTTGCTGTCCCAAGAGGAGGGTGGAAGCAAACTAGGCGGCGACGAAACCTTAAAAAATGGTTTTTATGGGCTATCCGACCCTTTAAATTTACGTGGAGTATTAGAAGCGTTTGAATGTGGCTTTTCCCAGGGAGCAAACAAAGCAGTTTACAAAGTAAGAATTCTAAACCCCACCCCCCAATTAGAAACCACCTTATTTAATTTCTACTCAGAGGTATTCCCTTCTAATATGTCCACATTCAACTCATTTAAAACCGCAAGTGAACACCAGCAGCGGATGATTTCTGTAGAGGGTGCAGTCGGAACCCAAGATGAAACGCTTTTAGCTAACGATGCACCACCCATGCTCCCCTCCTTTTACTTGAGATGGGGGTATGGTACTGACGCCGACTCGGGTCTCTCAAGGATTCACCAAGCGAGAGTCTCAGACATTAAATACTTTGTAAATGATAAAGAGGATAAGGTAATTGAGCTTTATGCGGAGGACATGTTTTACCATTGGAAAAGCAATCCTGAGGCTAATAAAAGACCTTACTCTGTCACCACGCTAGTTTCCGATGAGGCAGATGGACAATTATCCCTCAGAAAACCCTCCGAAATCCTCACCGAAATATTAACAGATTATTTAAAGACATACGCCGAATGTACCCCTGCTGTAGACGTTGGCTCATACACAGATAGTTTTGATAATGTTGTGTATTCTCTTGCCAAGGCTTTAGCGAGAGGGGATGCCATATCCAAGTTAAACAAATTGCGAGAAGCAGAAGGTATAGCAACGGAATCAACGGGCGTCCCAGCCCCAGAACTTACAGCAGAGGAAGTAAAAGCCTTTGAGGATTTGTTAGACCGCCCTCTTATAACTACCAAGTCCATAGACCGGAGCGTTATAGGAAATGTAACCCCCCAAATCCTTTACCAAGCTTTCAAAATGGTATTCGAGTCTATTGGGCTGAAATGGGAAATGAATCCTGTAGGTACTCCTCCACCTGTAACCGGTCCCCTCTCCCTCCAACAAACGACCGGCGCAAATACTGACCCGGAAACAGCCTTAGAGAACGAAACGGACGCAGTTACCAATCTAAATACTTACAAAGTTAATATTAAATCAGATTGGTTACAAACGGCAACCGAGGCGAGGTATACACACGTAAGTTCCGTTGCACCTACAGTTTATGACCGTCAATACCGATTAAGCTTTTGGCCGATGGTCCTGGAGAACGGTAACATACGACCTCTGACAACGGAAGAGAAGCATGCTAACCCACACCAACGCATTTGGCTCAATGCGGGCATGGTTAATAGTGCAAATTATAAAGCTGGGAATAATGTGGACGACGACCCAAACTTTAAGTTTTCCTTTAATATGTTAGACTTGAGTACAAAATTTGATATCGATAAAGTACTGCTTGCCCAACAAGCCGTAAAAAGGGGTTTTGGGGATAGCGCAATTCCCTTCATCCCAGTGTGTGTGCCTCCCAATATAAGCACATCGGTTGCGGCAGGCTATTTTAATGAGAAAACGACCCCTTTGGTGGGAAACCAGGACAGTGTTAGTTTTGGACCCCTTCAGGGCTGCGCACCTATTCTAGACGTCAACGCGACTAATTTTTTCGAGCTGGATTTACTCGCCACAACTCGGATTCCTAAGCGCTCTGATATGTCCTATTGGGTTGGGTGGGCTGTTGCCTTATCCGCCACACAGGCTGACTCCGATAGCGCCCTACTTAAAAGGCAAGTAGAGAACCCTCCTCTTGTGCTTTTAGAGCCTACCGCTCAAACCGCTTTATTTATAATTCTAAACGCCCAAAACTACCAAACAATCGAGCAGAAGCAACAAGAGGTAATGCAGAAGGTGGTCGAGGCTCTTAAAAAGACGGCGGAAAAATTTACTAAATTCTTCCCTGGACACAGTAAAGAAGCTCGATTCCGTAAGTTTATAGATAGGTATGCCAACGCCTCCGTCACTATGGGTGATGACGGCGAGAACCCACATATTAGCTCTTACTTACAAACCATACTCAATAACATTAATAGATTGATGGTGGGGAAAAGTTCCAAAATGAGGATAGAACAAGTTCAGATTAATGGACTTTCTACCGAAGAAAAAGCTATGCTCACGAATACATGTACTTTGCTTGAGGGTGTGACCTGGGAGGAGACATGGGCGAAGAATAACCACTCCCTACTTTTATGTATGCCGGGAGGAGATATGGCTACTCAGTATGGGGATAGAGTTATAAGACCCATTAAATCGTTCCCACAGACCTATAGCGTAGATGTGGGAAATAAATACATATGGCTGGATTATGGAACCCCCAACTCTATTGTAGCCGATGTGGACTTTACCGGCAACCAGCGCGTGTTACTTAATTTAGCCCAAAGCAACTTTTCCGTAAGGCAGTGGAACGATATAAACCAGCTTTTTAACGGAGATAACACGATTTCCACCAATTTGCTGTCCAACAGTATTTCTAAAATGCTAGAGGATAAAATCGCTACGTTAAACACAACAACACAAACGGATTCCATCCAGTCACAGCAAAAGAGACTTACTGAACTCGAGCGTTTGAAGAAATTAGCAGATAACCAGTCAAACATGGAAATCGATGTGGAGTTACTTGATATTCTTCCAGAGCTTCTCGATTCCTACCAAGTTGATGCTAAAACTGGGGAGGATGACTTGTCTGAGCTGGAAGTTATTTCTCCGAATGATGCGGCACAGCTAAGAAAGCTGTCCAGTATTATGTCTAATTCAAAATTGTTAAATATGCTGTTCCCTACGGCGAATGTAGACGGCAAAACGAACGAAATTACAACTGAGGTCTTAATGGTGAAAGATGGTAAAGCGCAGAAGGTTATTAAAAAGGGCAGGATTCTACGCCGCCGAATCGACTTAGACTCTGTTAGAAGCCGTATATCCGAAGAAGAACGGTCAGCTAAGATGACTGACGTAGCAGCCAACTATTCGATAGCAATGCAACAGGAGTCCTTCAACCTTAAGATAACCACTTTAGGGATTCCTGAAATTGATGACCCTGCATCTGAGTATTTGAGTAGGCGTGTATGTTTTAAATTTTATGACCCTCGATTAGGAAACGGACAACTCCACTGGATGAGTGGCGTATATCAGATAACTGGGTTCAGGCACAAAATTAACCCACAACAAGGGTTTCTTACGGAATTAGAAATGGTGAAACTTCCTAAGGAAAGTCTATCTAATATTAGGGATATAAGAGATGCCAATTAAACAAAATGACATAGATGTTGCGGGAGGGTTAGCCGAGTACGCTCGTGAAATGCTTGACCGCATGTCCCCTTTTGGGGATGAGACTCCCGTCCAAGCGGAAGTTACGTCGATAACTAGCCAAAGACACGGGTTTATGGCTCTAGGAACTGTCGTACAAACCTTGGATGAGCAGAGAGCAGGTAGAATTAAAGTGGACTCTCCTGCATTTCCCGAAGGACCCCAGACATGCGACTATGTATCCCCCATTGCAGGAGCTGGTTATGGTTTTTTTGCGGTACCAGGGATAGGAGCAACGGTTCTAGTTGCAAGAGTAGCCTCTGATGACCCTCCTTCTCAGAACCTTTGGTTTGGTTGCTTATATGCTCCCGGACAAAAAGAACTTCCTGATTCCAAAACCCAACCATACATCACAGGTGATGCTTCTCAACTCCCAAAAAATGAAGTAATGGACAACGGTGATGCCCCTCCGAACAACCCTACCATGTCTTACGGAGTCCCTAATGAGTCTGATATTTACAGGGATAATGATTTACCTGACTCCTTCGTTTTGAAGCACCCTAAAGGACATAGTATATCCTTAACAGATAAGAATACGCCAGAGCGTCAAATAGACGAAGTTAAGTTAAAGACGGCAGGTAACAAAAGGCTTGTCATGAGTGATGCGCCCGCGCCCGCGGGAGGAGAAAACATTACTCTTATAGACGAGAACAGCAACCAAATAAGAATTACAAGTGTAGGGCACGGTGATGTGCCCGACGACTCTATTATAACCCAAGCTGGGGGCGACATAATGTCAACAACGAAGAAAGGTGCGGTAGACCACATCATTTCGAAGGATAGCAATAAGGATTTCTCTATTGACAATTTGGGTAAAGGTAATGTAGACATTACTTCTCACAATGGAACCATGACGCTGGAAGCGGATAAACAAATTACGTTGAAGTGTGGCGGCTGCAGTATCACTATGTCCAAGGACACAATGAGTATTGACGCTCCTACGATGACCATCAACGCGGCTAACGGAACACTAAGCTTTGGTTCCGGAAGCATTACTGTAGGGGGAACAGCACTCACCCCTGCCTCTGTCACCACAGGAATAGTTACTGCTACTGCAGTTACAGCTGCTGCCGCAATGACTACAGAAACAATCTC